GATTTTGTTGGAGGAGAAGATTATCTAAGAGAAATACAAATAAGGGATGGCATAAAAAATAAGTATGCACAAGATAACAATATCAGACTTATTAGAATACCTTATACACAAAATGAAATGAGTATAGAGAAAGATATATTAAAGTTAGTTTTAGAAGTAAAGCAGAGAACTTAACACCTAAATGTTGAGTTAAGATATAGTCTAGTCCGTTTTAAATACTATGAAAATAGCGGTAGAATCGACACAAGAACAACTTAAGAAATTTGTTCAGTCAAGACTTAACCCTGTCTTAGAGAAATCTTATTTTAAAGATATAGTAAATTGGGACAAAGATTCTTTAGGTTATAAACAAATAAGAAATTCAAGTTTATTCTTTAGAACAAGTAGTAAACCAGGCTCTGTAGAGGGTGTAGACATTGACTTTTTAGCTATGGACGAGTATGAGCGTGTAAATGTGTTAGCAGAATCATCCGCTTTAGAATCTATGTCTAGTTCACCATTTCAAGTAGTTAGAAGATTTTCTACTCCATCAGCACCAGGTGTAGGAATTCATAAACTATACCAACAATCAGACCAATGGTATTATGCACACGTATGCCAACATTGTGATTATCATAATGAAATGAAATATGCTCCTTACGATGAGAACAATTTAGAACAAAGCGGTAACTTATTATTAGTAAATCCAGAAGGAATAGATGAGGTTGCTAAAACTGTACAAGATGGAACATATCAATATGTTTGTCAAAAATGCGGTAAACCTTTGGATAGATGGTATAATGGTGTATGGGAATGTCGTTATCCTGAAAGAACAAAGAACGGTTCAGGAATTAGAGGATATTACATTTCTCAGATGAATGCTGTATGGATTTCAGCAGACCAATTAGTTGAGAAAGAATTAAATACGGACTCTAAACAAGCCTTCTATAACTATTCTTTAGGAATGCCATATGAAGACGTTAAAATGCGTGTTATGGAAGAAGATGTATTTGATAATAAATCTCATATTGCTAAAACTCAATTATTTAATAGAGATAGATATAAATTTATTTCAGTTGGAATAGACTGGGGTAATTACCACTGGGTAACAGTACATGGTATGACAGAAGACGGTCATGTAGACTTAATAAGATTATTCAATGTCAAGAAAAATAGTAGACCTGAAATGGTAGAAGCTGACTTAGAAAAAATAATCTGGGAGATTTCTAAATATGACCCTGATATCATTATAGCGGATAATGGAGATAGCGGAAATAATGTATTAAAACTAATTAATTTCTTTGGTAAAGATAAAGTATTTGGATGTATTTATAACTCTAGTCCAAGGTCTTCAGGTCAGTTATATGCACAGTTTAATGAAAATAACAATACTGTAAAAGTAGATAAACTTATGCATAACAAACGATATATACAAGATTTAAAAGCAAAAAGAATAAGTGTATATCAATCTGTAGATGAAGAGTTAAAAACATTCTTAAAACATTGGCAAAATGTTTTAATCATGGATGAAGAAGATGAAAAAACAGGAGATATGTATCAAGTTATTAAACGTAAAGGTGACGACCACTATTCTCAATCAGCAGTTATCGGTTACTTAGGAATAACAAGATTACAAGAGATTTATCGAGAAGGTAATGGTACTACATTTAGTTCTACCTTTGTAACGACTGACTACAACGGTACTCCACGTAGTGACACAGATAGGGAAGGAAATTATTTTATTTAGATAGAAGGTGAAATAAACTTGACACAAAAACTAATAAATGATATAATTGATTATACAAATAACAACATGGATGAACATACATTATACTTTTTAACAGGTAAGTTTTTCACTACTGAAGATGTAATAAAAAATAACAAAAAATATAATAAAGAGTATAGTCACATTTATAAATCAAACGGATTTAATGATTTCTATGATATGTTTTTATTTTGCCATTCAAATACTGATAAAGTTTCTAAAGGTGGAGATAAAGATTTATCTAACTTAAATAAAGTAAAAAGAAAAGTTATCAGAAATGGAAAAGAAGTAGAAATGACTATCTATGAAGATGGAAATAAAGATAATGAATCTATGGATAAGGATACACAAAAAGAAACAGAGCAGAATAATTCTGCTCTAGGTTCTTCTGAAGAAGAAAATGGAAATTTAAATGAAAAAGTAAACCCAGAGAAACTAGCAAATACCTTAGGTAAACTAAAATCACAAGGTGTAGATACTTCTAATATTAATGAAAACGGTCAAATGTTCAAAGATTTTAATAATGGAGGTTCATTATTAGGTATAGCAGAATATAGTTATACAGAGGATACTATTAGGTTAGAATCTTATGCTAGCTCAAAAGAGTCTACAGGAGTAGGGATAAGAGCAGTTGTAGAACTTATAAAGTTGGGTATTGTATATGATAAAAATATAGAGGTTTATGATATTCAATTAAAAGAAGCTGAAACTTACTTAGAATATTTAGGGTTTGTTAAGTTTAAAAATGGGTATAAAATGAAAAAGAATGATGTAAGAGAAGTGGTAGGGGACTTACATGATTTTATCTAACCTATTAATATTAACTATTATATTTTTTGTGTATTCTATTTTAGACATAATTAGAAATTATAAAAAAGTAAAATCAACTATAAATCTCTCATTGATAGAGAGAGATGTTGAAGAATTAAAAAATGAAATAAAAAAAATTACTGAAAAATAAGGAGAAAAAGATATATTATGGAAAAAAACAAGTTAACATTAGAGGAATCAATTAGACCATTAACAGATGAAGAAAAGAAAGAAGCATTAGAAGAATTTAGTAATTTAGGTTGTAAGTTAATAGAAACATTATATGAAACATTAAATGTAATGCGTCAAGACCCGCCTAATAAATTAGATTCACATATGATGTTATTTCAAAGTAGATTAGGAGACGAACTAACAGGTAAGTATCATGATAGAATGTTTGAACTAGCATTTTTAAATCGTTTAGGCTTAGAAGAATGTACTGAGAGATTGAAAAAAGATGTTATTGATGGTAAAGCAATTGAACTTGGTGATGTTCATATCGAAGACGTTTATATGAGTAATGTATTAAGTGGTAATGAGTTACAAATCGGTATTAACTTTATGCTTACAGAGAATTATGAAGAAAAAGAGAGAATTAGAAAAGAAGAAGAAAAGAAGTTAGAAGAAGAAAAACAAAAGTTAAATCGTAAATTATTAGAAGAGTAGGTTTCTTACCTACTCTTTTTTGCTATATTAAAGTAGTAGTAAGTATTATAATGGTGGTGACTAAATGCCTGAATTAAATTTTAATGTTATTTCATCTTTGTCTGTTGTTATTTTTAGTATATCTTTAATTATATTGTTAGTTTATCATACAGTTAAAAATTATAAATCAGTTTTTGAAAAAATCATTAATTATGTTATAATAGCAGTAAGTATTTATTTTCTTGTTACTATGTTTAAAAATACATCTGATATAATAAAATTAGATGTTATAAATACATTAGAGAATACTGAAAAATATAATGGTTTTTACAATCCTCTCTATATTATTATATGCGGTTTAGTAGGAGTTATTATGGGGATAGTATGGTATTTAATAGAAAGATATATAAAAGAAACAAACTTAAAAAATAAAAAATGGTGATACTCTTTGATATACTCAAAAGATAATAAATGGAAAGAAGCTAAAGAATTTATAAAACAACAAGGAATGCAAGACAATTGGATAGAGGTAGTTGATTATTACAGACAGATAGGCGGTAAACATGTAGCAGTGTTTATTGCTATTAATAAACAAAAGTATATGATTTTAGAAGCTACAATAGATGGTAGAGTTATGCTAGTAGATAAGGATAACAATATTGTTTTAGAAGATTATGATTTAGTAACAGAAAGTAGAAAAATGTTCTATTATATAGAAGAACCTATAGAAATTGAACATAAGTTACCAGAAGAGATAAAAAAATTAAGATACTCAAATAATAATATACTTACTTTAATTGAGAACGGTGGTGTAATTTAAATTGGCAGATTTGTTTAAAAAATTAAGATTAGGGAATAACTATGAAAACACCGATAGTTATGGTACCATTAATATTGATAATGATTTACAGGCTAATATTAGAAAAATAGAAAAAGATAATGTAGACTTAAACAAGAGTATTAACAAATCTTTATATGGAAAACAACAAGCCTATGCGGAGCCTTTTTTAGCATTGATGGATACTAATCCTGAATTTAGAGATAAGAGAAGTTACATGAAAAATGAACATAACTTACACGATGTTCTTAAAAAGTTCGGTAACAATCCTATACTAAATGCTATCATATTAACAAGAGCTAATCAAGTATCTATGTATTGTCAACCTGCTAGATATTCTGAAAGAGGTTTAGGATTTGAAGTCCGATTAAGAGACTTGAATGAAAAACCAGGTATTAAAGAAAAAGAAGAAATTAAAAGAATAGAAGAATTTATTTTAAACACAGGAAGAGATAAAGATGTAGATAGGGATTCTTTCCAATCTTTTTGTAGAAAAATTGTAAGAGATACTTATATCTACGACCAAGTTAATTTTGAAAAAGTCTTCAATAAAAAGAACGGAACAAAATTAGATAAATTCATAGCTGTAGACCCTAGTACTATCTTTTACGCTACCGATAAAAATGGGAAGATAATCAAAGGCGGTAATAGATTTGTACAGGTAGTAGACAAAAAAGTAGTTGCTTCTTTTACTTCAAGAGAGTTGGCAATGGGTATTCGTAATCCTAGAACAGATATAAATTCATCAGGATATGGTTTATCAGAAGTTGAGATTGCAATGAAAGAGTTTATAGCTTATAATAATACTGAAAGCTTTAATGATAGATTCTTTAGTCATGGTGGAACTACAAGAGGTATTTTACAAATAAAAGCAGACCAACAACAATCACAACATGCTTTAGAAAACTTTAAAAGAGAATGGAAATCAAGTTTTTCTGGTATTAATGGTTCATGGCAAATACCTGTTATGATGGCAGATGATGTAAAATTTGTAAATATGACTCCTACAGCAAATGACATGCAATTTGAAAAGTGGTTAAACTATCTTATTAATATTATTTCTAGTTTATATGGTATTGACCCTGCTGAGATTAATTTCCCTAACAGAGGCGGAGCAACTGGTTCTAAAGGTGGAAGTACCTTGAATGAAGCAGACCCTTCAAAAAAACATCAAGCATCTCAAAATAAAGGTCTACAACCCTTACTTAGATTTATAGAAGATTTAATTAACAGACATATTATATCAGAATACGGAAACAAGTATACATTTCAATTTGTTGGCGGAGATTCTAAATCAGAAAAAGAAAAAATTGATATTCTTAAAGCTAAAGCAGAAGTAGCTTTAACAGTTAATGAAATTAGACAAGAGTTAGGTAAACCTCCAATTGAAGGCGGAGATACTATCTTAAACGGTGTCTATGTTCAAAGAGTAGGTCAAATTTACCAAGAACAACAATATCAAGATTCTCAAAAAGAAAAAAGATTAGGTATGATTCAGAATGTATTAAACGGAAACCCTGAAGATGAGATAACTAGTGATACACCTCAAAGTCAAAGTACAAATTCAGGAGTAGGTAAAGACGGACAAATTAAAGACCAAGAGAATACTAATCAACAAGGAATGACAACAAGTCAAAACCCTAAAAATGAAAAACCAAAAGATTTTAAACAATAGTTTAAAATAAATTTTGATAACTAACTATTATGTGTTATAATATACATAATAGTTAGTTAATTTTATTATTAATATTATAAAGTGTTATATTATAAAGAGAATTAGTAATAAAATTTAATAAAGTGAGGTGTACACCTACTTTGGAAGAGACAAAATTTAATGCGTTTGTTCCTATGGACTTATCAAAATCAGTTGATACTGATAGTGATACTCAGCAATATTCTACAGTATCTGGATGGGCTAGTACTCCTTCTATTGATTTACAAAATGATATTGTAAATCCAAAAGGTATTGATATAGAGTATTTTAAAGAACACGGATATATTAATTATGAACACCAATCAGATAATATTGTAGGGTTCCCTACAGAAAACTGTTATGTAGATATGGAAAAAGGTCTTTACATTGAAGCAAAATTATTTAAAGACAACGAGCATGTAGTGAAAATGATTGATTTAGCTGAGAAGTTACAAAAATCAGGCAGTGGTAGAAAGTTAGGATTCTCTATTGAAGGAGCTATAAAATCAAGAAATATTAATGATAATAGAGTAATTGATGAAGTGGTTATTTCAGCAGTAGCAATAACTAAAAACCCTGCAAATGTAGAAGCTACATGGGAAAGATTCATGAAATCATTCTTAACAGGAGATGGTACTACTCCAGAAACACAAGTAGATGCAGGAGCTTTAAGAAGAGAATCATTAGCTTCAAGTATTGTTAATCTTACTTATTTAACTAAGATTAAAGACTTAAAGACATATAATGACACATGGAATGGTATTGTTGAAGATTTAACAAAATCTAATAACATGGGTTATGAAGAGTCAGTTGTTACGTTACAGTTATGCAAAGGTCTTTCAAGAAAAGATGCAGAATTAGCAGTAATGAATATTAAGAAGGAGAATTTAAAAGATGAGTAAACTTTCAAATATTTTAGAAGATTATGAGAACTTAAAAAATGATACTGTTTCTAAATCTACTGAAAATGAAGTAGAAGAAACAGAAGAACAAACTTCAGAATCTTCTGTTGTAGACACTCAAGAGCCAGAAAAAGTTACAGAAGAAGATTCAAAAGAAGCTCAAGAGCAAGAAGCTAAATTAGAATCTGAAGGTGTTTCAGAGGCTGATGAAGCAGTAAAAGAAGAAGTAAATAACGATGAAGGAAAACAAGATACTACTGAAGAAGTAGAAAAGTCTAAAAAAGAATCTAAAGACCCTGTAGACCATAAAGATACTAAGACAGAAGATAAAGATAATGAGAAACGTAAAAATAAAAAAGATAAAGATGAAGACGAAGATGATGAAAAATCTAAAAAAGATTCAAAAGAAAAAACGTCTAAATCAATTTCTGATGAAGAAGTTTTAACAGGTTTCTCTACTGTACTTAAATCTTTACAAGACTTATATGAAGAAAAAGATAATTATGTTACAAAATCAGATTTTAATAAGTTAAATGATAAAATTGATGAGTTACTAAGTCAAAAAGAAGCTGAATCTAAAGTAGTTGAGAATACAGATGATACTGAAAAAGAAAATGAAGAAACTGAAGAAACTGAGACTACAGAAAAATCAGTAACATCTACAAATCAAAA